AGGTCTAATTCCACAGTGGAAATCGCGGGCGTGGTTGTCGTGGTTTCCGATGGCTGATTTAACACGGCTTCAGGCATTCGCCGGGGGCGGCGGATTGTTGGCTGGGTTGTTGTTGTTGTCACCGTCGGTGAGCGCTGCGCGGGCTCTGGCAATACCAGAGGTGTTCGTGTCAATTTGATGGGCGGGGTGGTGACGCTGGTACTTGGGGCCGTCGTTATCCACAACACCAGCAGCGAAACAACTAACAGAATCTTCTTTTGTTTTGAGTTCACTTTGAGTTCTCTCTATATGTCGCGCCGTAGGACGCGGTTCTGCGCGCTCGTCGACGCGGTTGTTTCCTGCTTCCGCGCCACTTGGCGCGGTTATATCCACAGGAACAAACTGATATCGACTGGTTTTCCCCATACCGCCGCCAGTGACTAATTCGATCAGCCAGCCGTCATCGACTAGTTCTTTTAGTCGTTTGCGGACGTTGCCCGGATGCATGCGGCATTTCGCTGCGAGTTTCTCTGAGCCGATCCAGAGTTCGTTGTTGTGTACGTCGTTGGCGATGTCAGCTACGGCGAGGAGCACTAACAGTTTTGCGCCCCCAAAGTCGGCGTAACGCCAAACATGCCCTACCGCCTGGGCACTCATGTGAGAAGCTCCAACGCAAGTGCCGCCTGTTGAGGGACAACACCATTACCAAGGCAAGCCAACGCTTTAGCCCGGCTCGCCGCGATATCGGTAACGTGCCCACTTTCAAGGCCCATCATCCACTCCACAAAACCGGCCGATAGTTTGCCGTCTGTTACTGGTTCCGGCGCCGGACGGCCTAGCACTCGTTCCCAGCGTCGAATAACTGGGCCGTACTTGCCCCATCCAACCGCGCTAGGGCGTTCTCTAGATTCTGTGGCTGGTCGAGTGGGCGTTTCCATATGTTCATGTTGCGCGCATTCTGCGCCCTCGGCGTCGGTAACAACGCTTCGCTCAACTGTGGACCTCCCACAGCGTTGGCTCCTCGCCGGCCACGATCCCGCGCCGTCGGTGTCGGTGGCGACACAAAACCATCGTTTGCGTTGGTGAGGCGCTCCAACGGCCGGATGTCCAGCTGCAAGAGTTGTCCATTTTGCGTCATACCCGAAGGCGGCAAGGTCTCCAACGACCGCGGCGGCTCCCAAGGAAAGGTGGCCTGCGACGTTCTCCAACACAACGAATCGGGGTCGTAGAACGCTAACGGTGTTTCGGATATAGGGCCAAAGGTGTCTTTCTGCATCTAACTCTCCAAGTCTGTTGCCGGCCAAGCTCCAAGGCTGACAGGGATAACCGGCCACGATGATGTCGGCGTGAAGCATTGTTAAATCAAGTGTCGTTAAATCGCCTATCGGTTCGGCGTCAGGAAACCGGGCGCCCATAACGGCACACGCGGTTTCGTCAACATCAGACCAATACGCGGTTTTAGCTGAGAAATGGTTTTCGACGGCCATGTCTAAACCGCCATAACCGCTGCACAAACTAAGAACCTTCATTTGTTCATCCATTTAGTAGGGCAGTAGCCCGGCAGGAGTTTGTGACATTTGCACCGTTTGGCGTCATCAAGCGCGAACGCTTGTTGGCGTGTCTGTTTAGTAATGGTTTGTTCGCCGATGTCCTCAGCTAAACGAGCGTCGCCACTATTCACCGTGTTTTTTGGTTTCGTCATCTGGTTTCCCCCAACATGAACGCGGGTGCTGTAAGCGGTCTATTGCCCACTCCAAGTCGTCTGGTCTGATCACGCGAGCCTCATATCCTGATTCTGCGAGCAACGTTAGCCATATGCCTTGTTCGCGTGTGACGCGTCCTTTCTCGGTTTTGATTTCCCAGATAACGACTTCTGAGCGGTGCGGGTGTCCTAACACCAGGTCGGGCCATCCGGCGTGGGCGCGGCGGCTGTCGGCGTTGTGTTGCACTATCCACCCGAACAACGCTGCGGCGTCGAGAATCGTTCCCTGTAGGTCGGCTTCTCTCATTGTCCTAGCCTGGTGATACGGTCCGCATGCAACGACAATGCCTCGTTATAGCCCCACCTGGTAAGAACGTGTAGCCGGCCGGTGTTGCCCTCCGTGGTTGGCGCTTCGACAGGCAGCCCCGTGTATCTATCGACAACGAAGTCGACTAAATCGCGGTCGTGAAGTTCCTTTATGCGGGTCGCCGATTTCTCTGGTGTCAACGTTCCTTTACCTGAAGTATCAGAATGTTGGGCGATGTTTCGGGCCGTTAAGCCTTCCGGGTAGACAGATAGCAGCGTGTCCAGAATCCATGCGTGCCAGCTACCGGAGCGAGTCGTTTTCGCCGCTTGAAGACTGTTCGCCGGGCCGTCCTTCCGGTAGGCGCCCCCGGTTTCTTCGGGGTTCACGCCCCCCCATAGTGTCGGTTGCCCCATTACTTCGCCCCGTAGTTCGTGTTTTCGGTGTCGTCATCCGTGGGAATAAGAAACATTCTCGTGAGGAGTTCCTTTAAGGCGTAGGAAAATGCTTTCCCGACTCCCTTGTCGCTATTGTCTAACGCTTGCCCCACGATTTCGGTTTCTATCCATTCGCCGGAAACGTGCATTATTCGGAAACGGAAACGAACGTGTTCTTTTCGCCATTTGTCGTTCCACACTTCGGATTTTGTTTCCGTCATCGCGGGAATAATGATTAGGCCGTGTCGGGCCATTGGTGCTGAGCAAGCATTCACAACATCCCCAATGGTGCGGAACGAATACCCGCCCATTGTTTGTGCTGCTTTACCCGCTTTCGCAACCGGCTTAATTGAGCCGGCCACTAGTACCAGAGCGGTGACGACTTCGCCGTAAGTTTCGGAGACTTCTATAAACCCTTGACGCTCAGTCATTGTTGGAAGCGTCAGTGACATAATCGTCGTCGTCAGGAACATAAGCCGCGGGTATTACGTTGACGTAGTGATAATCAACGCCCAAACCGCGGGGGAAACAAACCTCTCCCATGTGGTTTAACGACGCGGACCTGGCGCCCTCGATTGTGTGGTGCCAGATAAACTGCGACCCCACTGGGTGCCCTGGCGAATCGTCGCTCCAGTATTCGACACGGTAATAACGGCCCCCGTTAGGGGATTCATCATTGTTTTCATTTTCACTAGGCATGACAGACACAAGACCAGATTTATTAGCTGGCGTCAAGTATTAGTCGCATTCCAGGGCTCTCTGTGAGGCTTCGAATACGCCCCACTGTGCTTCGGACCACTCTCTTACGCTTTCGTCCTGTAACGACCCCAGGAGCGCTACACAAGCGGCGTCGGTGATTGGTGCCGTTGGTGCTGGCTCGCTATCAGGCCAAAAAGCCCAAACACCAATACCGGCCGCGATAACTGCGCCCACGATCGCTTTAACGTTTTTAAGTATTTGTTCGATTGACGTTCGCCACGCATCTGAGCGTGCGGCGACGTCTTCTATGGTCACGCGTCGAACAGGTCGGCGGTTCCGGCACCTAGTTTGCGCGCTATCGCCGATTTCACTACCGACAACGCCGCACCAATACCAGCGGCCGCCGCCATTTCCTGCTGACTAATGTCGAACGACATCAGCTGATCGGCGCCCATGATCCCTAAATACGCTTGCACGCCGGTGAGGACCGCCCGCTCGAGGAGGTTGCTATAAAACTTCATTTGGCCACCTTGCTAATATTGGTCGCTTTTGTTTCGCTAACAGTTTGGCAAACGTGACAGGCCCCACAACACCGTCAGCACCTATTTTCTGTTTTTTTTGAAACGCCAAAACGGCGGATTCTGTCACAGGCCCATAGTGGCCGTCGGCGGTGATACCCAAAACCTTTTGTATTGCTGCAACATCGGGGCCTATGTCGCCTTTTCGTAGCGTTCGAGGTTTTAGGGTCGGGAGTGGTGCCGCTTGCTCCGGTATATCAAACCCCCCGGTTTCGACGGCATCGCTAATGAGTTTCCGCCACGGTATCCGCAGGTCCGGGTCTACTTTGCGGCTCGTCCATTCTCGGTGCATCAAAATTCGGGTGAGCGGGTTCCAGTCGTGCAAAATGCACAACACCGCGCACGCCGTCACCGTTGCCTCTATCAGTTCATCGGACCAGCGTTCCCCCACGCCATTTGCTTCACACTCGAAACCGACGAAATGTTTATTTCCTGAGCGATACGCCCCCGGTTTCGGTGCATCGTAAAGTCCTTGCCCATAGTCGGGCGGTTCAACATCAGCTAGAAGTTGTTCGATACGGCCAGCCATGCCCCGCCCCGCATGGTTGCAACGCTTCCCCGCGACTAACAAAATGTCGCCGTTTCGCCCAATGAGGAATTGTGATAGTGGTCCTTTGAGGTCGCGTCGCCCGTTGATGATGAGGTTTCGGCATGGCATGTTTCCCGATTGGGCGTTGCTGGCGGTGTGGTGCAACATGATGCCGACGGGTTCGAAACTGTAAGAGCTTGCGGCGCGCATTTGCCAACCGTCGAGCGCTTCGACGTTGAGGCCCGCCGTTTTGAGCGCGTGCGCCCACTGTTTGATCAACGGGTTATGCCGTCGTCGGTTGGCATTTGTTCACTTATTCGGCCGTTAGCCAGAACTTCCGCGTCGGAATACAACTGCACACAAAACGCGAGGGCTTCCGCTTCCGTAATTTCGGTCAGGTCGTAATCGTCGAGGCCTACTAGGTCGGCCGGTTCGGTGAGGTAGCCGATGCGGTAGCCGTCAGCATCCACAAAAGCGCTCGTTTCTAGTCGTCCGCCGCGGTCGCCTATCACTTGCTCGGGGCCAAACTCCCATGTGCCCTGGGATAGTCGCCACTTGATAAAGGTCATGCCTCTAGCTCCAGTTTCGCTGCCTCGCGTAGCTGTGTTTCGCGGGTTGCGATGAGTTCGTCGAGCATCCCGATTTGGCGCATTGAGTCGAGTTGTGCCCATTGAACACCGCCGGACATGATTTGTAGGTTCGTTTGGCGGGTTAAACGTTTCTGCCAATACTCCGGTTGGGCGTGCTCAATTTCGTCCCTGGTGTAATGCTCACAACTGTCGAAAATGTCTTCCAGGATCGCCATTTCGCGTTGCGCGCCTTTCATAACGGTGAGCGTTTGATCCATGCCGAGCCTTTTTTCTTCGGCGTCCAAAGCGTCGAGTTCGTCGCCTGTTTCCACGAGTCGCGCTATCTCTACTTCAGCTTTTTGTACTGCTATTTCGGCGAGGCGGAGCTTGTAGCCCGTGTCCTGTATTTCGAGCATCAACTGGTAGTAACGCATTTCTGCGGTGTCGTGTTGCCCGATCACAAAGTTAATGAGCTGGTAGCGGGATCTGGGTTGTTGAATTTCTGAGATGGCGTCGTCAATGTTCATGCGATGTTGCCGTTCGCCATTGCGCCGAGCCTGGACACGGACGCCGACAGGCCGGTGCCTAACGTGGTTCGCGAATCGTCGGAGAACGCGAACTTGTCGACCGTGGCGACTGCGCCGGCTTCGTCGCCGCCACCGAAGTAGCCAGCGGTGCCACTGTCAGCCATACCGGCTAGTTTTGACCTAGCCGCCGACAGGCCGGTTCCTAACGTGCTTTTCGAGTCGTCGGAAAACGCGAACTTGTCGACCGTGGCAGTGTTGCCACCAGCAGCGCCGCCACCGAAGTAACCAGCCGTTCCACTGTTCGCCATTGCGGCGATCCATTCGGTGTCCGCCGTCAGGACGGCGCTTAACGTGGTTCGAGAATCGTCGGAAAACGCGAACTTGTAGACGACATCGGTAGCGCTGCCGTCATCGCCGCCACCGAAGTAACCAGCCGTACCAGAGTTCGCCATACCCCCCAAGATTTTTGTGCCAATAGCTAGCCCGGTGCCTAACGTGGTTCGCGAATCGTCGGAGAACGCGAACTTGTTTACCGTTGTGACCCGTGGCCCTGTTTGGCCGCCACCGAAGTAACCAGCCGTTCCACTGTTCGCCATACCAGCGAGGTAAGCGTTAGCCGCCGACAGGCCCGAACTTAGTGTCGTTCGTGAATCGTCGGCAAACGCGAACTTGTCGACGAGGTCCGTATAGCCGCCAGCAATGCCGCCACCGAAATAGCCAGCCGTTCCAGAGTTTGCCATACCAGCGAGGCCGTAGGTTCCCTGAGTCAAACCTGTCCCCAACGTCGAGCGCGAATCGGAAGGAAACTCGAACTTGTCGACCGTTGTTACATAGGTGTCGGGGTAGCCGCCACCGAAGTACCCGGCGCCAGCACCACCAGCGCCGGACGCCGCAATAATCCCGTGGTCTGCGGGGCGAATAGGCATTACGCCAGAGCGCCGATAAGCGACCATGCATCGGTCGCGGTTTTGATAAGCGTCGCCGCGGCGTACTGCCCGTCGATTTCTTTGGCCGAGTCCTTCGAGTTTATGGTTACGCCTGAGCCCTCCGCCAGTGTGGCGTTAGCCGACCCGATGTTTTGCACAATGATTTGGGTGCCGGTAGCGAAAGCGACCGACGAGTTCGGTGGAACGGTGATCGTTTGCGCTGATCCGTTCGATGAGGTGACCAGTTTTCCGGCGTCCCCGATGACAAATGTGTACGTTGTGCCGGTTTGGGCGTTGATAGCGAGCGGGGCTACGAGGCTGCCAGCGGTCACCGCGCCCGTGACGGTTAGCGCGTCGGTTATTGAAACGTCGCCGTCGGCTACTTCGAGCGAGTTTTGGCCGTTGGTGCCAGTGATAACGAGTTTTTCTTCGCTGGCGTCCCAAAACATGAGGTCGCCCGCTGTCGCGGAATGAAAACTTACGTCGACGCCGGTTCCGTCCACGCCGAAACTCACGGCGGCGTCTATTGCTAGCGCCACACTGGGCACCGGCCCGGTGCCCGAAGTCACGTCAATGTTTGCGCCGGCGGCCACTTCGGTTATGTCGCCGATGCCGGCCCACGCCGCACCCGTATATATCTCGATTACGTTGGTGTCCGATAAATAGGAAACCATGCCTTCGCTCGGGCTAGAAATAGCTGTTGAGCGTGCCGACGAGTCCGCGAACACGTTGACCGTGGAATCCCCCACCTGGTTCATTGCCGCCGAGGTCAGCACCTGCCCCGTGGTCCATTGCTGATATCCCATATCAGAATCCTAAACTGTTGTAATCGAGCCGCCCCAAAGTGGCGTTATCAAGTATCAAATAGCTGGTCGTGTCTTTCGGTGTCATCCCTAGCGTAACGCGCCACGTTTCGCCCACCGTGAAAGCGTGCCCTATCTGCTGCAACGTTCCGGTAGTGGACTGCTGAGCGACACCGGGCGGCGTAAATTCGACATCCACGGCGTCGGCTAGTTCGAGTTGCGCGATGATGTTTTGTGTCCCCGAACTTTGCGTATCTAACACCGCGGTGAGACTGTTTATTCGAACATCGGTTGACGCGGTTTGCACCATCAAAAAATCGAGAATGTTTGTCACCGTCGCGTCGTCTAACACCAGGACTTCGCCCACCGGTAACAACCGGATACCGTAAGAATCTTGACTGTCTGTGTTGTCGTCGGTGACTGTGCTGGCACCGGTCCGGTTGGCCGTCAAACGGTTAAACAATTCAGCGCTAACGAGGTTTCGGTTAATGCTCTGGTATGGGGTGTCGCTCCCATCATCGGAAAACGTGACTGTTGCCGCGGCGGCGAGCGGCCCGTAGCGATCTTCGAACGTCATAACCCCCGAACGATTCACATATAGATAGCCCTGCTCGGAGTTTGACACTTTTTGTAAATATTGCACGACGTTAATGTCGGTCGACAGGGTTTCGGCGGCCACCGTCGACGACCCGGCGGCGATGCTTGTCGCCCCGGCATAGCCGATGTTTGCGTTAGCCAGCACGGCGGACACCCTAGGGCCGCTGGTTTGTTCACTAAACGACGTGCCCGACGTCAATGACCTGAGCCCTAGTTCGCTTGATTGGTCCTCAGCTATCACCGTGACCCATGCATCGCCGCTGGTGTCATACCCGAGGCTTATGTCTTCAACGAGTCCCGAATAGACGAGGTGCCCGTTGCATTTGATGGTGACGGTTCGCCCAACGGTAATGCCGGGGTAATACGCGGAGGATGTGTTTAAGGGGTCGAGTGCTCCGTCGGTGTTGCGAAACAACAATTTAGCCATGCCCGGCGAAAATGGTTGTGTCCAGTCGAGGCGCCCGCGGCGTGTCACAAACGAAACGCACCGGTCGGTCAGGTCCGCCATAATTTCGGTGCCGCCCAAAACGTAGCTTGGATCGTCCAACGCGCCTTTGACGGCGTCGTCTAGCGTAAAAGCGTTATCGAACGCCGGCCCAATAAACCCAATCTCGACGGTCGGCGTTGGTGTCGCCATCAGTAAAACCCGATATCGACCGGCGCCGGGCCACTAGACCGGTTGTATCGCCGCACAGAGTCAATAAGGCTGTTGGGGTCGACGTTCGGGGCCACGACGTTGATGGTTGTCACGACTGGCGCCGGCGCCGCTTCGCGTAGCGCGGTCGATGGGAGTAGCGCGGCCGGGGCCAACGGTGCCCCCCCACCAATACGCGGAATATCGGGTATCACGTCCTCAATACCAAATCCTTTGCCACCTATACCGGGCACCCAGCTCGGAATCTCGATTTTGAAACCGAAATCGAGTTTGTTCCACTGGTCGATGATCCAGTTAAGCGCCGACGTGAAAGCGTTCTTCAACGCATCAAACGCCCCGTCGGCGAGCTTGCCCACCCGGTCTGGTATCGCTTTCACAAAGTCCATAATTTTATCTAAACCGAATTTGATCGCGGTTTGTACCGCGTCCAAACTGAAAAACGTCGTAAACGCGCCTTTAATCGCTTCGAGCGGAGCGAGAATGGTGCGCGCTAATCCCCACACAATGTCTTTAATGCCGTCCATTGCCATACTGAAATCGCCTTTGAAGACACCTTTCAGGAACGTGACGACGCCCTGGAAAGTCTGTATGAGTCCTTCGACGGTTTTGATGATGCCTTCAATAATGGGAGTAACAACCGCTTTAACGTCCTCGAACACCTGTTTGACGACGTAGCGAAACGTTTCCGACTCTTGCCACAAATATGTGATAGCGGCGACCGCTAACCCGAACGCCACAATCAAGCCGCCAACACTAAACACGATGCCAGCGATCGCTACCACCGCGGCACCTATGGCGCCCACCAAAACAACGCCAACAACGGCGGCGAGGCCCATCAAAAACGGTTTCGGGTTCGTTTTAATAAATTCGACCATCTTTCGGATGATCGGTTCGACAGCTTCCCGCACTCTGACAAACGCTTCGCGAAGTTTCGGCAACCACTGTTCGCCCAGTTCCTTCACCCGGTCGCGTAGCTGCTCCATTTGAGGTGCGTAACGCTCACCTAACCCGATGAGGTTCGACACCACTTCGGCGAGTTTGCCGGCCACCGGTAACAACGCCGTACCTATCGTGATGCCCACATTCTTCAGACGAGCTGAAAGAATCCTTTGTTGGTTGGCGAGCCCACCCGACGTTTTCTCAAAGTCGCCTAACGCTCCTTGGCTACCGAGCGCTTCCATAATCAACGCTTGGCGGGCGAGAATCTTGTTGCCCTCCGACACGGTGCCGTTCATGTCGCCCAAACCCATGTCGAGCGCTTTCGCTTCGACCTGCGCCGCGTTAATAAGAATCCCTAACGACTGCAACGGTTCACTAGAACCGCGAAGCCCGGCGGACAGTTTCTCTAATGCCTGATCGGTGGACAGGTTGTTGAAACTCGCGACGTCGGCCGCGGTTTTGACCAGTTCAGCCGCGAAGTCTGATAGGTCGTCGCCGCCCAGTCCGGCCGCTTTACCAAAAACACCAAACCCGGAAGCGGCTTCTAAAAACTCGCCCTTAGACATACCGACCGCAGTCGCTGCGTCTTTAGCGGCGGCGGTGATACCGCCGGCGGCTTCCTTAAAAATGGCTTCCGTTTTCGACATTGACTCATCAAAGTCGGAGGCGAGGTCGACAGCTTTAGCGCCTAACCCCACGGCGGCGACACCAATAGCCCCGGTCATAGCCCCAAACGCTTTACCAACCTTTTTGGCGGCGTTAGCGGAGCTTTTAGAGAACTTGCTTAACGACTTCGACGCGTTTTTTGTGGCTTTGCGTAAACCGGAGGCGTCGCCCCCGATGAGCATACTTATCGACGCTTTTTTACCTGCCACGTTCCGCCGCCTTTATAGCGTCATCAAGTATTTCTTCTAGTTCGTCATCATAATAATCCACGACCTCGCGAAACTTGGCGTCCGCTGCTTCATAGATGAACGGCGTACCGATCCGGCGGGTTTGTGCCTTACGCATCAAACGGTCCCTAAATGTGATCGGATCACCAAATATCACACGCCCCGCGTACGGCAACTTTTTGCGTCCTACGCGCACGACGCCGCCTTTAGTGGTGCCGCTGGTTCGTATATCCCTCTTTAGACGCCCTGAGCGGACCGGTGCACGCCGGCGGGCTTCGTCGGCGATGATGTCCGCGGCGCCTTTGTGAATGTCCTTAAATCGTTTCTTAAAGTCGGCGTCGATTTTGCCCATCATGCGTTGAGCTTGGCGCAGACCTTTGATTTCGATTGTGGTTTTTCTACCGATATTTTTGTTTCTGAGCGCCACGTTTCGCCGCTTTCTCCTCCGCCTTTATTTTTTCGTTGTAAGCGGTAATGAGCCCCATCAAAGTTAAAGAATCCACTTCCAACAACACGTCGAGTGGTTGGCCGGTAGCTATCGCCAGGACTCCTAACTGGTAGGCGTAGCTGGTTCGTCTAAAGGGTCGTCATCCACCTCGAATTCGACGGTATAGCCGACATCCATCCACTGATCGAAACTTAAACCGTCGTGCTGATTGACACGGCGGGCGGCTTCATATCCGAGCCACAAAATGTGTTCGAGTCGCGGATTGTCACCCATTTCGAGAATGGACTTATCAAACTTTCTTTCGAACGCTACGAATAGCGCGCCGTTGCCGTCATAGGTTCGAACGACCTTTTGGTCGTCCGTTACTAGGATTTGTGCCCTCAGCATCATTTTCTCCCTTGGTTCTAGCTAACTGCTTGAACTACTGCACCGGTAAGAGGCCAGCTAACTGACGCCGTGGCGAGTTCGCCGACGGTGCCATTAACGGACGGCCATTCGGTGACAAGTGCCGAAAAGGTCCACGACGGGTTCGCCGCGGATACTGCGCTGGCGTCAGACTTAACGACGACCGTTGTGACGGTCCCTACGAGTGTGCGAATCGTTGCCTGAGTTTCCGACGTTTGCATGTCCTGATTGAATTCGAGGTCTATGTTGCCGTCGAGCAAACCACCGATGCGGGTGACGTTCGAGTCCCCCATAGCGGTTGTCTCTAATTCCGCCGCGTTTTCGCTGAACGTGATGGAGGTGACGTGGTCGCTAAGGTCAACGGAGTTAATCACGACCGAAGCGTTGTAAAGCATAAATGCGGCCATTAGTTATCTTCCTTTTTGGTTGTGGCGCGTGTGGCTGCCAAGTGGCCGCCCTCTAGCAGAGCGTCGATATTGACGCCCAGTTTTTCGAGTTCTTTGTGTGTGATGGTTTCGCCCGGTTTCCCAAACGACACGTTATGGGCCTTTATCTTGTAATCACTCATACGGCGTAAACCTCCAGGTCGAATCGGCAGCCCATAAATTCTCCTTCACCGACAACGATTTGGCCGTAGTCGGACATTCTTGTGATCCTGGCGTCGGATGCTGTACCGCCTAGCGTAGTGTCTCCGGCGATCGCATCGTAAACGCTTGCTGTGCCGGAAACGTAGCTGTCGAGTTTGTCTTGCGCGGTTTCGGCGTAAAAGCGTTGCGCCAAAATGAGCACTTCAAACGTGAAGCGTTGCAGCTGGCTCGAACTCGTTGATTTGCCCATCGAAATGTTGTAGTCGACGGGTGGTGTTCCGGGCACAACCACGGCGACGGGCGGAACGGCCCGATCTGGCACCGTTTCGAATACTGCTACGAGGTCGGAGAGTGTTTCTAAACGCACTTTTATGCCGTCTTTAATGGCGGCGTAATCGGCCACTACGCGACGCCAATCCGCCTGTAACCCGACAGGAGCGCCCGGTAATCCGGGTCGACCCTACTAACCCTCATAGGCCCAAAGTCGTTGACAACGCCAGCCATGACGCCCAGCGGGCTGCTGCGACGTTGAAACAAACGACAACTAAGAATAAGCGCCGCGGTTTGTACGGCGTCCGGCACTGCTGTTTGGTAGCCCCACTTCGCGGTCACTTCCACCGTTGGTCTATCGGTGGTGTACCGCGGAAACGGCGAAGAAACGGAACGAATCGTATTAAACGGAGCCGAATTACCCACGACAATAAAGCCGGAGGTAATGGTCAGGGTCGTGCCGTAGGTTCCGTCGTTCGAGTCGTCCTGTTTTACTACCAGACCGGTCAACGTGAAAAAGTCGTCCGTATAGGCCAGCACGTTCGTCGAGGGCTGATACACCCGAGCCGACACGACGCCGGCCGGTTCGAACGTCCGCCCACAATATTTGTCTATTTCGTCCTCTGCTGCACCAATAGCCGCCGCGATGTAGGTGTCTTCGGACGTTGTGCCCGACGGAATAGCTAAAGAGGCTTTAACTAGAGCGGTAGTGGTGTAGGCCATGACTTATTTCTTCGCGGCCGGCTTTTTCGCGGGAGCTTTCTTTTCCGCGGGAGCTTTCTTTTCCGCTGGCGCTGGTTTCTCTAACCTGCTTGGCGCTTGCTTTTCCCACAACGTTTGATCGGGCATATGTTCGCTTTCACTCTTGGCGGGGGCCGGGCCATGCCTAGTGGGACCAACCCCCGCCGATTTGTGGATTATCTAACCAAAGGGTTAGAACGTCGGGGCAATAAGTCCGGTTCCTGTGATCGCGCTAATGGCGACCGGGTAGCGGCCCGGAACGAATCCGACGTACGAGTATGCGACAAGAGTCAACGTCAGGTTTAGCCCTGCTGTTTCGTCCATACGCATAAACATTGGTCCGCCGTCCTCGAATAGCAGCATGTCGTTTCGAGAAACAACATAGACAGCGTCTTCGGTGCCAGCGCCCAGGTCGGTGCGTATGTTGGCGTCCGTCACGATTGGGATACCCGCTATCTGTGTGCCGGTGTTCCCATACCCCGCTGTTGGACCGGTGCCCATGGCGTTTTGTGGAACGTTGGCTTGTGGAAGCACAAGAGGCCGCGAATTTCCGTCGACGCCGGCTTGTATCCAAGCCAAACGGCGAGGATGCATCACAATGAGGTCCGGCGCCCTAAACAAGTTGCTGTTGATTTGCTGGATCGCATCAAGGAGCTTCGGATAAAATTCGGCGATTGTTGGGGTCGCGTCGGTGTACGTCACTGAGTTGATGCCCGTGACTTGTGAAATGCCGAGGAGTTGCCCCGCTGCACCCGAACCGTTAATGAGCTGGTTGTCGAGCACGGTGGACATTGCGCCCATCATGTCACCCGTGACCAGCGCGTCAATGCCGGTTCCCCGCTCCATTGCTTGCCTGCTGATTTGCTGAGCACTGGCAATGGTCGAAATATTCGACGTTAAGAGCGTGTCGTCAATATCGGTTTCACTGACGGCGGTATTTTCCGGGTTCTGTATTGCGGCGGTTGATCCGGTGGTCACTCGGCTGATGTTGATGCTGAGCCCCGATTCTGGTAGCTGCAGCGCCCGGCACTGATCGGCGAACGGCCGGCCAGCCCTAGCGAGCGGAGCCGCCAAATCTGTCAGGTATTGGGGAACTACAAGGCCCGCAAAGTTTGCGCTTGTTCCGTCGCGGTTTTCCATTTCTTTTTGGTGCCGTTGGATTCGTTGCGTTGCCGCTACGTCCTTGGAAACGTTCGAGTCAATGAAATCACGAATAAAGCTGTGTTCGATATTGTCGGAACGGTAGGTCAGCGGTTCGTCGGTGACGACCGTTTGCCCCACTGCTTGTGGTTCTTGCGGGTTCTCTGCGTTCAACGCCCTTACCTCTGCTCTACGTGTGTCGGCTTTAAGTTCTCGTTCGAGAGTGTCTTTGAGACTTTCGATACGTTCGTCAAGTTCAACTGAGCGGGTTTGTAGGTCGCCCAGGTTTTTGTCTTCGGCTTCGGTGAGGTCGCGCAGTTCTTCGCCAGCGCGGTCGTACACCGTTTTTTGTGTCGCGCTTATTTCGGCGCGTTCCTCAATTAACTGATCGAGGAGTTTCATAGGTTTTGCTCCTGTTGTCACGTTCGGGTTTAGCGAAGGTGACGGCAGGTGCAGGTCGCGGCGTGTCGTCGGCGTTCTACTAAAACCTTAGCGCGTGTCAGCGTCGAGGAGATGACGCCAGCGTGCCAACCGTGGCGCCTGGGTTTTGTCGTCCGGGTCAAACGCCCGAGCAGCTATCAGTTGAGCTTCCCCGTATGCGGGCGCCGTTGGTGCCGTGAGCAACGCGACATGATCCAATTTCGCTTCGACTCGTGTTATGTGCCGCCGGCCGTCGAGTTTCGTTTCTTCGTTCCGTACTGGCACAAACCCGACACTAAACCCGGTCACGTAACCGTCCTTCGCGAGGTTCAACGCTTCGCGTGCCCGGTCCGTTGGCGCTACCTCGAAATCGGCCACCAAACCAATCGCGTCTTTTTCCCAGCTAGCCGAACGCCCTATCGGCATGTTTTCGCGGTCGTGACCATGCATCAACGGAATGTTGCGGCCCCGTTCCTTAATCGACTTATCGAAAACGCTTTTGCCTAAACGCTCAACAAATTTGCCGGTGTCGAACGTGGCGTTAAACGGTGCCACTAGTGCGACAATGTGGTGCTGCCCGTTGTCCTCGCGAATCTCGATATCGGTGATTTCGAGGGCTCTGTATTCGATTGACATATTTACCCCAAAAGGTCATCGTGAGCCACCGAAGCGGTCACGTTTTCTAAATCTCGGATTTCTTCGACGGTAAGCCAGCCACCTTCGAGCGCGGTTTTGTGGGCGGCGAATCGTTCACTGCGCGAACCTCGAACAAGTGCGTCAATGTTTAACCGGGCGACCTGGCCCCGTGGGAGTTCCTGCGTAAACGCTTGCTCAATTCGTGAGAACCAGCCCCGGAGACAGAACCGAACGAAGTTAATCGAGTCCTGCTGGACATTCTGGTACGTCATAGAGCCGCCCTCACTGGGCACGTTCAACATGTGCGACGGAACTTTAAACATGGTCGTTATTTCCCGAGCCGAGTTCACGCGAGCTTGCACAAATTCCAAATCTTTTGGTGAAAGCTGTAACGCCTGATATTTGATGCCGGCGGACAAAACGGCGGGTGAGCGTTGCCGGCCACCGTGAGCCGCCACAAACGACGATTTAAGGTCGTTCGCTTCTTCCCTGGTGAGTTCGGTGTCGGATTGGAGAACACCGGTAGGGACAGCGCCGGAGGTGTAAAAGTCGGCGGCCATTTCGTCCCCGGCGATGGCGATACCCAACGAACGTCGAGCCGCGGTTACGACGCCCAAACCTTGAACGGCGCCCGGAAGTGTCATGCCCCGTATGTGCATGATGTCTTCGAACGGGATAGGTCGACCGTTTACCCGGTATTCGATAGCCCCGGTTTGTGTTGTGTTCACTGCCACGGCGTCAGGGTTTAGCGGTATCGCGACCCGCGGATAGCCGAGACCATCACGGTCGCCGAGTAAACAATACGCGTTCCCTGATAACAAAAGACTGGTGACCAGACTCGAAATGGTGTCGATTCGTGTAGCGCTCGGGTCAGGTTGCTCGAGAAGCGGCGGCGTCGGTAACACGATTTCGCCGCCCCGGTACGAGTGAAACGGCAAACTCCCGATCGAATCGCTGATGAGCTGAACACATGCGTACACCGTGGGAATTGTCAGCGACGAATTGTTGCTAACCGTGATCGGGCCAGTGAGAGGTTGCGGCGCCATGCCCCGAGACGGAATAACAAAGTTAACGTCCCGGTTTTCTGTTCGGCGGCCCCTGAGAAGTCGAGTAATCACATAAACGTCCGTTCAACAACAACGCCGACAAACATCAGAGCAGCGCACAAAATAAGACCTAAAGCGGCCATCCCGCCCAAACTGAAAGCGAAATAGCCAGCGAGCCCTAAAGCGAGCAACTGCAAAAACGTTCCGAGCATTAAAAAATCTTGGGTTTCGGAGGAACTATTACTGGTTCTAACCTTAGTGCCACGTCGACAGCCATAATGGAAGCCACTGCCGCATCAATGCGCCGCTTCGATTGGCGCGATTCTTTAGTCACCCGCACACCGTACCTATCAGACTTCGTGTGGCAGTTCGCGACATGGCGAGAAAGCGCCGGGTGATGGTCATGGAACAGGGTTCGAGATAACACCAGTTCGGCGAATTGTGAGCACGCCGGCACCATACGTTTAGGGCTTTGCGGGTACTCGATAAGTAGCGCCCCGGTCAATGATTCGATTTGCATCATTGCATGACTCAACGCGAACGGGTCGAACGTGCACGCCCGCGGTTTCCATTCTTCAATGAGTTCTGTCAGCTGGTGCGATACTTCGTCTAGTGGTACTCGCCACGAGTCATCTGCACCAATCGGTTTCTCCCATATACGGAGAACGCGAAGCCGCTTGTCGGGTGTTGCGGCCACGATCACGGTCGAATCGTTGGCAAAGCTGGCGTCCACGGCAAACACGACGTCGGTGTCGCCCGGTTCGATAGTTGCATGTGGACAAGCGTCGAACTGTTCCGCACTAAGCCACTGTTCGCGGTCCTTAGTCCATTGCCCCAAATGCAACCGCCTAAATTCGCCTTCCGGTAACTGTAAAACCTGCGACTGAAAATATGTGTCGTCTATCCAATCGTCAAACGCCGGATGGAAACGCCACGCCGCTAAATCGTCGTGCGCCATATCTTCGGGCGGCGGATTCCAATACGACCACCAGGTCGGGTCAACAATTTCGCCCGCTTTTACTCGTTTGTCGTATTCGACCAAATTCCACAAATAGGAGTCGTCGCCGCTTCCCGGTGTCGTTATGTGCACCAACATGCTTTGTTTGCGGGCGCCCGAACCTGATAGGAGCGCTTCGGTGAGTTCGCCGTCCTTATGTGCCCACGTTTCGTCGACAATACAGAATGTCGGGTTTAGGCCGTGAGCTAAACGCCCGTCGCTGGATAGCACCCGGAGGACGCCACCCGAGAGCGGGCAATACAGCGAGTCTTTGAACACTTCCACAACCGACGCCAAATCGGGTTCGAGTTCAATCATGGCTTTAATGTTGTCTAAAACGATTCGTGCCTGATCCTTCGACGCCGCGACACAATAAACCTCCGGTGCCCATTCACCCGAAGCGATCAACGCATACAACGCGATTGCTGATAGGAGTTCCGATTTGCCTGATTTGCGGGGCAACATCACTAGACAATGCTTGTGGCTCCAAAGCCCGGCGTTGTCGACCTGAAACATGCCGTCAATAATTTCGCGTTGAAATGGGCGTAGTTCTATGTTTTGGCCGGCGAGGTCGCCGCGGTGATGTTTACAAAACGTTTCGATAAATTCGGCTACATCGCCGCCGAGCGTTGTCATTGTCGTCATTTGAGCCAGCGGTCCAGTTTGCTTGTGATTTCCTTAGTCGTCGCCACCGTCAAACCGAGCTTGCCACGGCTAACCGGGTTCAACCCCAGATCACTAAAATAACCTCTTTGCACTTCGAGGAGCTTCCGAGCTTCCAAAGAGTATTTAAGAAACGTGTCGTCATCCTCGGCTAGTTCCATTCGGCGTTTAACGTCGGCGTACTGGTCATGCAAACGGCACAGCTGAGCGAGCGCCGGCAAATCCGACTCGGAAACCCACAACGCGGCGGCCCGAGTGATAGTCCCCCAAAGAATTACCCCCGAGTCGCGCAAGTCGCCCGGTGGCATCGGCGGACCGTCAACCGGTTCCGCGACCTGAGCCAGCGGCCTAGCCGGATGATGACCGGGTTTCCCGAGCTTTTCTAGCAATTCGACTGGTTTGCCTGGATTTGTCACGATTTCCTTTAGTTATGACCTTTTCGGGGAAAGTCCTTTAAAACCGGGTTTTTTTCAAAGTTTTATAGCGGGGCGGTGTCTAAAACAG